CAATTTATCAAATGCCGCTGCAATTCTTTCTCTATATAATTTATCTTTAATATATTGGTCACTGGTTAGATTATACTCAATGATTGCATCTTCGGTATCTTTTGGAAAATATTGTCTATTCGGGCCTCTCTTCTTTCTAATTGGCATCTTTTTGTTGTTTGAATTTTTCTATTGTTTCTTTGATTTGATAAAATATAGAACCAACTTCATCATCTTTCTCAAACATTTCACGACTATCGATTAGTCTTAATGCCTCCAGTAATGATTCGTTTCTTTCAATTTCGGTTTGTATAAACTTTTGTGTTTCTTCGTATGTATCTTCATATTTTTCTAATTTTTGAAGAAGATTATAAACTACATATAATAATGTAAGTATAAGTAATGTAAGTATTGTATATATCATATTAAACTATTTCGTATCCTTCTAAAAAATATTTATTTGCATTTTTGTATTTAACTTCAACCATTTCTCCTTCTTTTGATTTCATTACAATTTTTTCATTTCTACCAAAGTCTACCTTTTTTACTACCTGTGTATTATATACTCTATCTTTAATTGTAAATCCGTCTAAATGGTCAATTTCATGTTGAACAATAACTGTCATCATTGTTTCTTTTGATATTGATTCATTTGCTTTATCACCTTCTGGATTAATTTCAAATGTTAATTCACCAAAATTATCCGTATCAATTACGACTTTACAAGCTCTAATAGTTCTTGTTGGTTTTGAAAGTGATGAGGGAATAGATAGGCATCCTTCCATAAAAAGAAAACCTTCTTTTGATTTTTCTTTTATCATTGGATTTACTAAAAACAATTCTTCTTCTCCAAATTTAATATAACAAGCTCTCTTTTTAATTCCTAATTGAGTTGCTGATATTCCTAAACCTGGATACTCATTTAGTCCTTCTTCTAATTGTTTTCTTAACTCATCTGCTTCTTGTTGAGTTATTTCTGACTTTAATACAGGAGTTTTAAGATACTCCGTAAACTCTTTTGTTGTTAGTCCATTAGAACCTTTGTCAACTATTAATTTCATATTTTATTTTTTTAATCCGTATTTTATCCACTTATACCAAACTCTTTCGTGAATGTAATATTGAATGGGTTTATAAATCAATTCTGCTACTCCAAATGCTGCTCCAACTTTAATTGAACCACTTATCAACCACATTAATAAGAAACCAACTAAGGTACTTAAAATACGATATGATATGGTTTTAGCAATGTGTCTCTTTCTTTCTACTATCATAATAATGAATGGGTTATTTTTTCATATTTTTTATTCCTATCCAAAATTGAAATATTAGCGGCGTATACCACTCGTTTATTTGTTGATTTTTTATTCAATTCGGGTCTGTGTAGTATGTCAGATGAAAACATTATCATTTGGCTTTCCGTAGGTAAAAAAGAAACTTCTTTACCATTTTTTGTTTTAAAAGATATGTGGCCATCGTTACCTTCCAAATTATTGGGTATTTGAACATAATAAACAATGCTCCATTGGGGGGGTTCTTTAATGAAATCTAAATTTCCTTTACTTATGTGATCGTGAAAGTTGGTGTGGTTATTTTTATTATCACTAATATAAACCCAATCATCAAAAGAAATTAAATAATTTTCATTAAGTTTAAAATGTAATAAAACTTTTTTTAATATTTCATTTCGTATATCTGTAATATTTTTTGAAATTACTTCAATTTTGCATTGTGTTCCATTTGTAGTAGTATCATGTATTGTACGTTTAGAAACATCACAATTATATTCTAAATCTTTCACTAACATTGCATTATCAATATTTGTAATTTTTGAGTTAAAAATTGTCAAATCTTCATTAAGTTTTAATTCTTCAAACATAATTATTCTTTATCCATTTTATAAATTATTTCATCACCATTGGAGTCAATGTATTTTTGTCTAATTGCGGTTCCACTAATTTTTTCAATTTCTTTTGGTGGTTCGTGGTAAATAACTTCGTAACCAACTCCTCTACCATAGTTTACACTTTCGATATCTGGAATTATTGATAATAAAATCTTATCCCAGTTTTGTGTAAAGAAGGGTTCTTTTTGTAATTCTTGTAATACTTCTTGTGCTGATTTTGGATTGTTCTCATCTTTTTGAACATCTCTAATTGCTACCCAACAATTCTTTCCTTTCTCCAATTGTTGATTTATTAACCACTCATGTCCTTTATGCCAAGTTTGCCATCTTCCGATGAATAATGCGTATTTTTTCATATTTGTAATATACGAAAATAATTTTATAATACCAAATAATTAATAAGTTTTGATATTTTCTTCTTCATTTTTAATTTTTACCAACTCTCTAACACTTCCACCTTTTGATTTTAACCAATAATTAACTGCTTTTGGATTATTTATCCATAAATTTCGTTTTTGCCATTGAAAATCTGGATGCATAAATTCTTCCCATTTTAATGATGGTGTTTCTTCTATATCTTCATCATTAGGTGTAGAATTTGCCACAACATCAGTAGTGTTAGTAGATGTAATTTCATTCGTTTTGTTAATCTCATTTTTTTCAGTTTCGTTAATAATATCATCTCCGTAAACCTCATATAAACCTAATTTTTGGTCATATTCCATCATTTCACCCAAAAGTCTGCTTTGTTTTTGTTTTTTAGTTTCAATTAAACCATTAAATGCGATAATAAGTGCTACTGCCAATGGGTCAAAGACTATTACAATCAAAAATATGAAGAATTTGACTACATTTTTTAGTTCTACACCAAATGCTTCAGCTACAAACCTAAAACCACCCACCTCTTTCTCTAAATCTATGTTAGAAGTCTTAATTTCGTTGATTTTTTCGTTCTCTTTAGCGTTTTGGTCTTGCAAATCACTAATTTTTTTGTTAATTTTAGCAATTTCTTTGTCTCTATTGTCTATTGAGCGTAAAAGACGAGAATTTACCTTGCCGCCATCAATGATTTTACCTTGATTTTTGTTAAACTCACTAATTTGTGTTGATAGTTGCGTAATTTGAGTAGTATTTTGGTCAATTTTAGTAGAGTGTACCATAATTTCCCTATCTACCTGTTGTAGTTTGAGTGATTGTGACTGAAAAGCATTGGATAGATAACCAAAGATACCTGCAGATGTGATTAACATAAGTAATGCAACTGCAGAAACTAAATACCACTTATTAAATCCCTTAATTTCACCCCACATTTGTTTTAAATAAGTTGCTGCTACTAATTTAGCAAACTCCAAAGCACCTGCCATTACCATTACTGCGGTTGATGCTCCACTAAATAGAACACCCAATCCGGTAACCGAAAAGAACGCTGCACAACCGGCTATAATTAGTGCAGAAAATCCGACTAAATATTTAAGCCAATTCATTTATCTATTTATTCTTGTTAATTCGGAAATACGCTCTACTACCTTTCTTGCATCTTCTAAAGTAGTGTGAGCTTCTGATGGTGTCATATTCTGTGCACCAGTAATTCCATTTTGTAAAATCCTTAACTTGCCGTCTAAAGATTCCAATAACATTTGTATTTTTTCGTTGTATATCATAGTAATAAGTATTTATTTGTATAAAAAAAGGTAGAAGTGTTTAAACTCCTACCTTTCTAATATACGAAAAATAACTGAATTAACCAACTTTTAAGGTTAATTTTTTTGGTTTGGACTCTTCCTTTCTTTCAAGAGTAATTAAGAGAATACCATTTTTAATCTCAGCTTTTGCTTTTTTACCATCAAAGTTTTTACCTACTTGGATTCGTTCTTCAATGTCTGAAATTAATTGATTGAAAGGGTTTTCTTTGTCCTCTCCTATCTTTTTAGCTTTGATTTCAATTTTGTCCTCAAAGCAATTAATTTCAATATCTTTGGGGTCATGACCTAATACAGATAATGCAATTGTTGCAGATTCATCTTTAATGTCTACTGCGAATTTGTTTGGAACATAAGTTGTTGTTTTTGGTTCATTAAAGAACTCTTCGAATAATTTACTGTAATCAATTGTGTACATAATAAATGTTTTTTGTTAATAATATCCTATATAGTCCAAATACTATACCAAAGGACTACTTTTGACATTTTGACATTAAAGTATGTTATCTTGTCTTTCAATGATTGTCGACATATGGTCTGCCCAATGCATAATAAATTGTAACTTATAAACTAATTGTTTCTTTAAGTCGTGACCTGCTAAATACTTTTGATTATCTTCATCATACATACCATCAGTAAGTTTGATTGCAAAATACTCTTTCTCATTATACTGAATACCATAGTGGTTCAATGTAAAGAAAGTTCTATCGGTTAAGGTCATATATGGAATATTCTCATTACGAACAAATAAAGTTCCGTATTTCTTTTGAGACCATTCTTCCTGATTTGGTAAATAATGTAATTCACCCCTAACACCTAACTTTCCTAAGTCGTGATGTAGACAACTAAATATCAATTCTTCTTCGGTGAAATCAATTTCTCCACCTTGCATTACGAATAGGTCTCTCATTTTAAGAGCGTTCTTACATACATTAAAGATGTGGTCAATATACCCACCTATATATGCGTTATGATAGTGTTTTGAGCCAGATGCTGCAGATAGTGTAAGATTAACACCCAATTCTTCTTCGGAATACATATGGAGTAATTTCTCCAATCTTTCTCCTTTGAAATATTTCTTAATTATACCTATAAATCGGTCATAATTTGCTTTTAATTCTTGTTCTGTCTTTTGTTTCATAATTTAGAGTTTAATTGTTTATAATACTCTAATATACGACAAATATTTGACATTACCAAATTTATATTAATTTGCGTTCCAGTTCTC